TACGCATTTGAAAACATTTGGGACGAATACGAAGCGAAGGTAGTCGCTGCATACGGAAAGGACTTTACAGCAACATTAGAAAACGAACTAAAAGACATTTAAAAATATGGCAATTACAATACACGATCAACCTTACCAATACACACCTATCGGACAACGACTGATAATTGTAGCATCTTCAACCAATGTCGCCAACGCAGGTTTTCGATATGTGTTTGACTTCGGTTCTTTCCAAGTCAACGTGCAACCCAACGCAGCAGATAAAGGAATCTTAGACCTCGCACCGATATTCCGTGAATCGTTACAACACGACGCTTCTTTATTATCCGTGGAAGCAGATAAGGAGAACACCAGCGTCGCGTTTATATCTTGCACGATAAAAGAAGGGTGGCTTGTTGACGGAGTATTCACGGTAAGCGGTAGCGGAATGGCTGACATTGACGACGTGTACGCGTTCCTTGCTGAATATCAAATCGCGGACGGTTACAAACCAAACCCAAACACACGCTACGCGCTCGACGGCATCACGAAATACGCAATGAGTGAAAGAACGAAGGACACGCACAAATGGAGTGAAGCAAACGCACGCGGATTGTCAAGCGACTACGTCTACATTCCTACTCGCGTAGCTGACTATGGTCTTTTGTACGCGCCTTCGGAAACAGCATTGCTTGCTGATAACGATTTTGACATAGTAGTTTTTTCTTCTTACGATAACGACGACGGTTTGATTGACACGCAGTTCTTGGCGGTGGCAGGCGACACCTCAATTGTTAATGTCGTGGGTGCTTTTTACGCTAACGTTGACGCGAATGCTATTGTTGATTTGACAAACGCTAAATACTACACTATTCAATTTGGAAAAGAAATTGCCTTCCCCGTTTACACGCCTGCTTCACGCGTGTATTGTTTCTATCTTATTGCTGACGATTGCCGCTTTGACAATGTTCGCCTCGGTTGGTCGAATACTTGTGGTGGTGTGGATTACTTCAACTTCACGAAGAAGTCGGAGCTTTCGTACAACTACGATCGTAAGCAATACCAAAAAGTAGTCGGTCAGTACAACGAATCGACTTTTAGCTTCGACACCTTCGACAGAGGAACAACCGACCGGTATGTGAACACGACAAAAGGACTACAAATAAACAGCGACTGGGTGTCGGTTGGCGAGTTCAACTTACTGCAAACGCTTTGCCGTTCCAACGACGTGTTTATAATCAACGACGACGCAACGCTGACACCCGTTCTTGTGGACACGCAAAACTTTGTTATCAAAGACGAAAGATATTCGAAACTTTACAACGTTACTTTGAATCTTAAATACTCACAACCTGTTGGCTTATGATGAATCAAGTGATACTAACGCTAACGGACTACGACGGCAACAGCGCGCAAATTGACTTGTACGAGAATGAGAAAATGCACCTCAACTACAAGTTCACCGACCTCACGAACTTCAGTTCGGTTGGTAGCTACTCGCAGGAGTTTCGCATTCCTGCAAGTGCAACGAATGTAGGTTTCTTCGGTGCAATTTTCAACGTCAACTTCAACGGTTGGTTTGACTTTCGCAAGAAGGTGACTGCTAACCTAACGGTGAACACTATACCTATCGCAAGTGGTCACATTCAGGTGAAGAAACTTTATTGGCAGAGTGGAAAGTTGTTCGAATTTGAGGTTGTATTTTTCGGTGAAGTACCTAATCTTTCACGCTTACTAAACGAAAAGAAACTACGCGATATTGAAACCATTGTCGCAGGTGACTTGGACTACGACTTGCTTCACGCTAACGTGGAAACACCACCTAACGAACACACGATTTTAACGCTTTGCGATAAGTGGAACTTGACAGCAAGTAATCCAGAAGGACAACCTGTTTATTCAACCGTTATTGGCGGTCAGCCGACGTACAAACCTCTTTACGTGGGACACTTGACACCTGCGGTGAAAGCATATTATTTGTTTGACCAGATTCTTAAAGACGCGGGCATACAATGGGCAAGCGCGAACTTATTCGACATGCTCGACAACGTGTACGTTCCTTTTGTGAATGGTCAGTATTTGAATAGCACTTTAGGATTAAATGATATTACAAGTACTCTTGCGTTAGCTTCTAACGTAACAGGTCAAACGTTTGGCCCTGGTGATGTTCAATATAATCTTTCGTCCGCTCTTACTGAATACAACGATCCAAATGGAGATTGGTCAAGTGGTATTTTTACTGCTCCATTTAACGGACAATTTTCTTTTAAAGTTTGGGCAAGTGGACAAATTACAAGTTCAACTTTTTTAACTAGTCTATTTATTCAACCTGTATTTTATGTGAATGGAACATTTGTTTCAACACCTACATATTCATTTTCAGCGGATATAACATTTTCAAATAGTGTTGTTAATACAATTGATTTAAACGAAGGCGACACTTTAGAAATTCGTTTATCAATGATTTTAAACGACGACGGAACAACAGGCCCTGCGGACGCAACACTTACTTTTTACGGTAACGGAGCAAATGATTATACAGGAACAGGAGTTGAACTTGTAAGCGTTGGAACTAATTTAGTAGGTGATACCGTTCTTATGGAATGGAACGCACCAGACATGAAGCAAATTGATTTCATCACATCAATTCAGAAAATGTTCAACCTTGCATTCGTTCCCGACAGAACACTTCCAAACACTTTGAGAATTGAACCACTCGTTGAGTACATAGGAAGCGGAAATACTTTGGATTGGACGGAAAAACTCGACCTATCAAAAGACATAACGTACTACCCAACGACCGACCTACAAAAGGCGAAGTTTACGTTCACATACACCGAAGACAGCGACTATTATAACAACGTTTACAAAGACAACGGACACATATTCGGAAGCTACGAAGTGACGGAGAACGACTTTGAAGTAATCAACGAGTTCGCAACAGGCGAAGAAAAGGTTGAACTTGCTTTCGCACCAACACCTTCAAGGGCGGTTGAGAACACCGACGTTGTCGTTCCTCGCTTCATCAACGGCGAAGGTCAATTCGTACAACCTAAACCACGCATCCTTTACTACTTCGCTGACTTCTTTGTCAATATGTACGACGAGGTTTCAACTGACGTAGTACAAACGGCAGTCAAGTGTTTGAACAACTATTCGACAATGAACGCGAGCGTCGGAGATTCAGACCTCAACTTTGCTCCAGAAGTACCGCTTCACACAATCATTGCGCCGCCATACGACAACCTTTACAATCGTTGGTGGCGAAACTACTACCGCGAACTTTACGACGGACAAGCGCGTATTTTAGAAGGAATGTTTGCTTTGACTTTGAACGACATATTTACTTTTCAATGGAGCGACAAGATATGGATAGTCGATTCGTGGTGGCGCGTTCTTGACGTGGAAGGTTACGTTGTAGGTGAACAAGACATGACTAAGGTGAAACTTATTCGCTTACTCGACATAGACAACGACTGCGACATTTTACCAATCACCGCCAACCTTGACCAAACAATTAACTGGGAAACACCGAATGGAGATCCTGCGATAGTTACCGAAGATTGTTGCCGTCGCTTTGGCTATTATTGGAACAGCGCGAAGGACAATTGTTTTTCACAACCAAACATTGGTACACGTTCATTCATTACGGCAGAAGCACCAACGTTAGCACCAACAAGATTCGGCGCACCGGTTAGCTTTGGCGGAAGCATCACGCAACCAGTTAGAACGATTACTACCGACTACGTTGTGACCAACTTCGATAGAATGATTTTCGCAGATACAACGAGCAACGGCATAACAATTTATTTGCCTTCCGCAACGACAACAGCGGGACGCGAATTAATCATTCAACGCGTTGTTTCGGGTGCTAATCCACTAACGATACAAGCCTACACAGGAGAAACGGTTGAAGGTAGCGGAAGCGTGACGTTGAGCGCAGCAGGGGACACAATAACAATAATAAGCAATGGAACAGACTTCAAAGGAACAGCTACAAAATAAAGCGCATTCAATGGTAGCGTGTTTAGAGTTCATTAAGTTGAATCTTAAAACAGAAACGCCATTTGGCAAGATAGCTAACGGAAAGTGTAAGTTAAAAATGTGGAAACACTACGCATGGAAAACAACGCGTATTTCGGTAAACGTCGCGTTCTGGATATTTATACTTTATAAACTACTTTCATAATGGCGAATACAATTGATTTTAACGTAAACACCAACGCGGTCACTGTCCTCAATCAGATAGACGCAGCTGCTGAAAATACTGCGCAAGGTTTTTCAAGTGCAAAAGCTGAATTGAGAGCGTTGCAACAGCAATTGCTCGGAATGGATCAATCGAGTGCCGAGTTCAAAAAAGCTGCTGCGCGTGCTGCCGAGTTGAAGGACAACATTTCCGACTTAGGTGCTGAGATTAACGCCAATGCGGGTAACGCTTTCGAAGGTCTTTCAAACAACGTGGGTTTGTTCGGTTCGCGTCTTATGGACTTAGACTTGAAAGGAGCAGGACAAGCTCTTGCAGGTATGGGGACAGCCGTTTCAAAGATTGATTTCAAGACTATAAAAGAAGAAATTGGTGGTCTTATTCAAGGATTAGGAAAACTTGCAAAGGCGGTACTTGCAAACCCTTACTTAATGTTAGCAGCTGCCATTGCTTTAATAGTTGCAAACTTCGATACTATCATTAAGCAGTTTCCTGCAATTGAAAAAGGACTTACAGGAATAAACGAACAAGAGCGCGAGTTGTTAGACCTTCAAACAAAGAAAGCAGCACAAGCGAAAAAGAACTACGACAACATTTCCGCAATGGAAAACACCTTGAGACTTCAAGGAAAGACAGAGAAAGAGATTCGTGATATGAAAATGGCGGCTTTAAAAGCGTCAATAGAAGAAGCAAAAGTCAGACTTGAAACGCAAAGAGGACAGGAGAAATCGCAGATAGACACCGCTAAAAGAAACAGAGAAATTCTTGAAGGTGTTATTCGTTGGATTAACGCGCCATTGTACTTGTTACTTTCAACGGTTGATAAGATAGCGTCGTGGGTTGGTCAGACTACCAATTTAGCGGAAGGACTTACCAATTTAGCTGCTGATTTATTGATTGACCCCGAACAACAACAAGCAGATTTGCAAAAGTCTTTTGAAGAGCAAGAAGATACCATTCGAAATATGGAAGAATCTCTTGCTACTTTAGTAGTTGAACAACAACAAAAAGATAAAGACGCAAGGGACAAATCAGCAAAAAGCCGAGAAGAAGCAGCAAAAGAGGCTTTGGATAAAGAGAAGGAATTAAACAAAAGTTTGATTCAGATAAAGCAAGATAGAATAGCTGAAGAAGAACGAATAGACGAAGAAATTTATCAGTCGTCTTTAACTGCTCAACAAAAAGAAATTAACGCAGTTCGTGAAAAATACTTTGAGTTAATTACAACAGCACAAGTATTTGGCAAAGACGCGTCTGCATTAATTGAAGCGCAAGCAAAAGCCGAAGCTGATATAAAGAAAAAATACGCTGACGAAGAAGCTGCAAAAAACAAAGCAGATAAAGACAAACAAAACGAAGCTAATGCAATAGCGGCTGCGAAAGAACTTGACTTATTAAAACAAGCAGAAGAACAAAAAGCAAAACTTCGCGTCGATGCGATGAAAACTTCTTTGCAAATTATTGGTGATTTAGCTCAAGCGTTTGCAGGACAAAGCGAAGCGCAACAACGAAAAGCATTTGCAATACAAAAGGGTGTGAGCATCGCAACAGCAACCATAGACACATACCTTGCAGCACAAGGAGCGTATCGTTCGCAAATGGCTATCAGCACACCAGACGCACCTGTTCGCGCAGCGATAGCGGCAGGTATTGCAATTGCTCAAGGTCTTGCGCGTGTGGCTATCATAAGCAAACAACAATTTCAAGGAACAGGTGGAACAAGTGGTGGCGGTGGCGGTGGAAGTGTACCAAGCGCAGGCGGTGGAACAACTGCACCTTCACCGGCTAACTACGACTTCATCAGTCAGCAACCCAACCAACAACCACCACTTCAGGCATACGTGGTAGGTAGTCAAGTGAGCAGCAACTTAGAAGCGCAACAATTAATTCAAAACCAATCACGATTAGGAGGATAAAACATGAACAAAAAAATTAAAGTTATTGAATACGGAGTAGACGACGAAGGACTACTCGGAGTGTTCGCAATTAGCGTAGTGGAACAACCCGCCATAGGGGTCGATTTCGTCGCCTTTGCATCACACCACAACGTGAAGTTCAAAGAAGATTTTAGAGGTCTTCTATACGGTGCGTTACTGATTCCCGACCAACTAATCTACCGACGTGACGACAAGACGGACGAGGAATACTATGTGAAGTATTCGAAAGAAACCATTCGCTCTATTGCTTACAACTACTTAAAGCAAAACATGACGAACAACGCAACGGTTGAACACGCGAAAGTTGTTGACGGTGTTTCGTTGGTTGAAACGTGGATCATTGAAGGTGAGAACGACAAGTCTAAAAACTTCGGCTTCGACCTTCCAGAAGGAACGTGGTTCGGTTGCATGAAAGTTGAGAACGAAGAAGTGAAGCAACAGATACAAAACAAAGAAGTTTTAGGTTTCTCCATTGAAGGAAACTTTCTTGCCGAGAAAGAAATGTATTTGCACTCACACGAGGAATTTGCAGCCATTCTTGAAGAATTAAACGAACTACTCAAAGGCGAGTAAATGAACATCGAAGCAGGGGGGTTCTTAAAGGTCGAACTATTCAACGACGACGCAACCCTGTTTCTAAACGCACTCACCAAGATAACTAACGAGGGCGGTAAAATGGGGTTCAAGACTTACGGATTGAACGAAGACGAAATGAAGACGTTAAATACTATTCTTGACAATTTAGGATAAAAAAAAACGGGGGTAACTACTCCCCCGTTCAAACCTAAAAATCAAAAAGTAATCAATGAAAAATCGAATTACGAAACAAATCTACGCATTTTTCTATTTAGGAACTAAACATTTAATAAACACTTATATGAACTTACGAGAAAAAGTAAACGCTCTTTTCGCAAAACACAATGTAAGCCTATCTGCTGAAGAAGTAGTTGAGGTGAAGCAAATGGTTGAAGCGATTCTTGAGGACGGAACAAGCATCTACTCCGACAGCGACACATGGGCGCCTGGGGTTCGTGTATTCGCAAAAGACGCAGAAGGCAACGAGGTTGTTGTAGCGGACGGAGAATACACAACAGCCGAAGGCGTTATTGTTGTGGTTGCTGACGGACTACTTGTTGAATTGAAACCAATGGTTGAAGAACCAGAAGTTGAGGTTGAAGTAGAAACCGAAGAACAAGCTAAAGAAGAAACATTCAACGCAGAGGTTGAAGGTCTTTTGTCTTTGGTTGCAAAATTAGAAAGCGAACTTGCCGACATCAAGAAGGCAAACACCGAGCTTTCTGCTAACGTTGAGAAGTTGAGCGCACAACCTGCGACAACATCAATCAAAGAAGTTAAACAATCAAAAGTAAGCGCACCTGCTAAAAGCTACAACAAAATGTCAGCAGAGGAACGCTTCTTATTTCACTTAAAAAAATAAAAAAAACACAATAAAAAATGGCTACTACCACTTCATTAACTACGACCTACGCAGGTCGCGAAGCAGCAGGATACATCCGCGCTGCATTTTTAAGCAACGAATCACTTGCCGCTGTTACTTTTAAAGAGAACATCGAGTACAAACAAGTTGTTCGTCGTTTAGTTGACTCTATCACTTTTGCTAACGCGACTTGTGACTTCACTCCAACAGGAACAGTAACTCTTACTGAGCGTATCTTGACTTTGGAAAAATTCCAAGTTCACCGTCAACTTTGTAAGAAAGATTTCTTGGCTGATTGGGAAGCAAAGTCTGAGCAAAACGGACAACTTCACGCTTCATTGACTGACGCTATCATTGCTAACGTTTTGGCGGGTGTTGCAGCAAACAATGAAGTATTGATATGGCAGGGTGTTAACGCAACAGCAGGTGAGTACGCAGGTTTCGAAACTTTGTTCTTAGCTGACGCTACTGTTCTTGACGTTGCTTCACCAGAGGCAATCACTTCAGGAAACGTAATCGAGGAAATGGGAAAACTTGTTTTGACACTTCCAACACGCGTACGTCGCGCTACTGAGAAGCCAGTTATTGCAGTTTCTTCTAACGTTGCTGAAGCATACAGAAGCGCAATCTTAGGTCTTGGTGGTGGATACTACCTTTATCAAGGAGAATCAGTTGTGATGAATTGGCAGGGACAGTATGACGTTATTGAGTGCCCAGGAATGAGCGACGACACAATGGCGTTTTACCAAAAGTCTAACCTTTGGTTCGGTACTAACTTACTTGACCAATGGAACAATGTTGCAGTTTTGGATATGTACCAATACGACCTTTCTGACAACGTTCGTTTCGCTTGTTCTTTCTTCGCAGGGGTTCAATACGGCTTCGGTGACGAAATCGCATTCTACCAATATACTGCCTAATCAATACCATTCTAACCCTTGCATAATAGAGGTGGTGGCGTAAAATCCACCCCTCTTTTGTGCTAATAAAAAACTATAAAAAATGTGTGAATTAACTAGTGGCATTGAACTTCCGTGTAAAGATGGAATTGGTGGTATCAAAAAGATTATTCTTTGCGATACTGTTACCTCGTTAACTTTTGACGCAAACGAAATTGTTACTCTTATCGTTGGCCCTGCGGGGGGTGATTTGTACACTTACGAATTACCTACTCAAACAGGTTCTTTTGAAGAAACAATCAACTTCAACCGCGATGCAGGAACTATTTTCTACACGCAAACGGTTAACATTATGTTGAACAAATTAAGTTCTGCAAAACGTTTAGAACTACAAGCAGTTGCACAAGCACGTCCAATGGTATTCGTTAACGATTCAAACGACAACTGGTGGGCTGTTGGTTACGAATACGGAGCAGACCTTTCTACTGCAACAGCAGGGACTGGAGCAACGCTTGGTGACATGAACGGTTACACACTTGCATTTGTACACGAAACTCCAAAGAGAGCGTACAAATTGAGCGGTGCGCCTTCGACAATTCTTGACTAAAAAAACTTTTACACACATAGGGACAAAACGTCCCTACGTGTTGTAATTTCAACGAACAAATAAAAGTTAGAATGGTTTATTTGAATACAAACACAGCGAATCAAGACGCGTGGCTTTCGTTAGACGAAGGTCGCCAATACTTCAACGTTGCATTCACTTATTACCTTCTTGTTTTAACCTACGAAATGACAGGCGAACAACTCGCTCAGGTCGTAGAAGTCATAAACGAAAACGAACGTGTTACTAAAATACGTTTGACAACAGTTGGTCTTGTTGACGCTGGAAAGTACAAGTACGATGTGTACGGACAAAACAGCGACGACAATTTAGATCCGACAGACGCTTCCGTTGTTGGACTTGTTGAACGCGGTTCAATGATTCTTCAAGACGGAACAATTTACTTCGACGTTTCTTCGCCTACGATTCCCGTAGACGTAATTTATACAGGTGCATAAAATGGAAAATAATATACAAGCGATTAATCTTTCAGCATACCAACCAGTTGAAGCGGTTGAAAAAGAAAACCGCGCAGGATACATCGATTACGGTTACAACAACTTATTTCCGCAGCACCTCATAACGCTTTATTATAATAGTCCTATTCACAACGCATTGACGAACTCAATTGCTTACATGATAGAAGGACAAGGAACGGGAACGATTCTCGACAACGCTTTGCAAGGTATTGCGTTCGACCTAAAACTTCAAGGTGCGTTCGTTGCCGAGGTGATATGGTCAATGGACTTCACACGCGTTGTTAAAATTAACCACTTGCCTTTTGAGAATTGCAGACTTGCATACGACAAAGAAGAAGACGACATCACAGGAATTTGGTATTCAAAAGATTGGGCAAACTCACGCAGCAAGAAAGGAAAGCCTGAATTTATTCCTGCGTTCAATCCTTCACAAGCGGAAGAACAACCGCGTCAAGTTATTTACGCACACGGCATGATGGCTGGTTCTTCGTACTACGCAAAGCCTGACTACTTCGGTGCGTTGAATTACGTTGAGTTGTCTTATCAAATGGGACTGTACCACGTTAACAATATCTTGAATGGTTTATTCCCTTCGTTTATTATTAACTTCTTAAACGGCATACCACAGAAAGAAGAACGCGAGGCAATACGTCGCGAGTGGGAAGAAAGATTGAGCGGTGCAAGTAACGCAGGAAAGTTCTTGATGACCTTCAACGAAGATCCTACACGCGCTCCTTCAATCGAATCATTTCCACTTTCAGACGCAGATAAACAATATCAGTTTTTAAGCGAGGAAACAGCAAAGCAAATCATGGTTGGACACCGCGTTGTTTCACCACTTATTCACGGCATTAGAGATACAACAGGCTTCGGTTCTAACAAAGACGAAATGTTGGTTGGTATGGAGATATTCAACAACCAAGTTATCAAGCCATATCAACGCATTATAACAAACACATTCGCGCCAATTCTTGGAAGTGATTTGAAGATTGAAATGAACAGCGTATTCGACGAAGTAGTCGTTGTTCAACCAACGGTTCAAACTGCTGAATTAAAAAAAAAAGTAGTTGCTGCTGAGAATAAAATAAGCGCGGAAGATAGCGCGTTGTGGTTGGCTTATCTTAAAGAGAAAGCGGAATACATAGACGAAGAAGAATGGCAATTGCTTTCGGATGAAGAAGTAACTAATCCAGAAGGCGAAGAAAGTTACCGCACCGAGTTTATGAGTGTTCGCGGTTATTCTAACCCTGACGAAAAGGACACGTTAGATACGGGACTTTATAAAGTTCGCTATTACTACTCAAAAAACTTTACTTACAAAGACGGCGAAATTGTTACACGCGATTTCTGTCAAGAAATGGTTGCACTTTCTAAAATGGGTGCGTTATTCCGTTACGAAGATATTATTGAAATGGGTGACGACGGAGTTAATAGTGAGTTTGCTCCTGCTTCAAAAAACACATACAGCATTTGGACGTATAAAGGCGGAGTTTATTGTCGCCACGCGTGGTTTAGAAAAGTCTTTATGCGTAAAAGAGAGGGCGGTCGCTTCCTTCCTAACGACGGATTGAACAACGATAAAGTTGTAACTGGAGCAATTGCAAACGAACTATTTCCAAAAGGCGAAGAAGCGGTACGTCCTAACGATATGCCGAATAGAGCATCTTTAAAATATAAATAAAAATTACAATGGCACTACAACCCGAAGTTCTACTCATTGACGAAAACTACATCAAGAAATATACATGGATTAACGGCTCGGTTGATCCGTTGCTTCTTTATCCTGCAATTTATTTGTCACAGGACAAGTACGCTCAACTGTATTTAGGTACTGACCTTTACAACCGCATCAAAGAAGATGTTGTGAACGACGATATTACGGGCGCATACGCAACCCTTTTGGACAATTACTTGCGTCGAATGATAATGTGGTGGACTATGTACGAAGTGTTGCCGCATTTGTACGTTAAAACAGATAACGGAAGTCTTGTTATTCGCACAAGCGAAGACACAACACCAATAAGCCAAACAGACTTACAAAACTACCGCGATCAAGCGCGTTCACAGGCGATGTTTTACACGCAAAGAATGGTTGACTATTTGTGTTTCAATCAATCCGATTTTCCAGAATACACAACGAACGTAACTCAACAGATATGGTCACAAACAAATGTGTATCCGTCGAACGCTTTCGAGATTAGCGACGGACGCGACAGACGACCTTACGAATACAGAAGACCGGGTCTTGGTTGGTTTAGATAACGAATAAAATAAAACATGGCTACAAGGGGACGAAAGAAAGACATGGTAAAGCAAAAGGTTTACGAAGAAAAATTTCGTAAATACTTAATTCGAAAAGAGAAACAAATAAAAAGATTAGTCAATGAAAGTTAACGCAGAAGGTTATGCGCTTATAAAGCGTTTTGAAGGTTGTCGATTGAAGGCATACAAATGTCCTGCTAATGTGTGGACTATTGGATATGGAAATACTTTCTACGAGAATGGCGATAAGGTGAAAGAAGGCGATGTTATAACTCAACAACGTGCTGAGGAATTAGCGAAGTTTATCATTGACCAGTTCGCGGTTTCAATTGCTCCGTTCATTCAAAAGACACTAACTGAAAACCAATTCAGCGCGTGTGTTTCACTTGCGTACAACATCGGAACGGGCGGTTTCAAACGTTCTTCGGTATTCAAGAAACTAAATGTTAACCCACTTGACGCAACGATAGCCGATTCATTCCGTTTGTGGAACAAGGGTGGCGGCAAAGTGTTAAGAGGTCTTGTTAACCGTCGTGAAGCTGAGATACAACTTTATTTTAAGTGACATGAACACCGAAACCGAGATTCAATTGATACACGAAGAACTTCAGAATATGAATAAGAAGATAGACCGCATCTATCACGTTCTTATTGGTGACGACGAAATGAAAATTGAAGGTCTTGTAAGTAAGGTTCAGAAGCACGATAAGTATATTCAGAACCAACGCTTGCAGGTTGCTCGTTTAGGTGGTATCGCAACCGCAGCTGGTGTCGTTGGTGGTCTTATTGTTCAATTCGTTATAAAATTATTATGAAAGATTGGTTGAAGTCTTTGTTAACATCATGTTCGAAAGTTTCAAGTAAGCGAGTTATTGCTATATTTATTGTAATCAACTTAATTGTTTTGAGTTACATTGCAACATTCACATATTACGTTTGTCCCATTGCGATGTTTGACACACTCGCTTTGTTGACCGGTGGTTTGTTCACAGGAACGGTAATTGAAAGATTCACTAAACAAGCAAAGAATGGCACGACCAATGACAGCAGCACGACAGATAGCACAGGAAACGTGTAGTAAGTTTCCCGAAGCGCCTTCGCTCACTCTTGCGAAGAAATTGTTTGCTGAATATCCCGAAGTTTACAAAGACGAAGAACACGCTCGCGATTACGTTCGTACTATTCGCGGTCAGAAAGGAAACTTTGACAGGAAGCACGCATCTGACAAATCATTGTTTGACGCAAAGCCACGACCATTAAACCCGTTTGCACTTCCGAAGTCGTACGCTAAAAAGCGCAGACACGTTGAAGTAAAAGGAACGAAGTTTTTAATTCTCTGCGACGTTCACATTCCATATCAGGACAACGAAGCGTTAACCGTTGCAATTAACGAAGGGGTGCGTCAAGGGTGCGACGCTGTCATTCTAAATGGTGACGCGTTAGACTGTCACATGATTAGCGATTTTGTCAAAGATCCACGCAAAAGAAAATTTAAGGACGAACTTTACGCGATGCGTCAGTTTGTTGACACGTTACGCGTTCAATTTCCAAACGCTCACATTTACTACAAAGAAGGCAACCACGAAGAAAGATACTGGAGATACATGAGAGTGAAAGCACCTGAGTTGTTCGACATTGACGCGTTCGACTTTGCTTCACTTTGTCATTTAGATAAACACAACATAACGTGGATTGACGGCAAGAGCAAACTGAATATCGGTAAGTTGTCAATCTTTCACGGTCACGAGTTCGGTAAGCAATTCCTTCCTTCAGTCAATGTGGCGCGTGGGTTGTTTATGAAGACTAAGGTGTCCGCGCTTTGCGGACATCATCACCAGACAGCAGAACACAACGAGAGGGACGCTAACGGCAAGTTCATTACTTGTTGGGGTGTTGGTTG